CTTTGAAGACCCACGGGGAGTCTGGGAGCTGGCGGGCTTCACAGTAGCGGTCCGCAGCCGCGTCATCGCCGTTTATGGTGGCGGTGTCCTCCTCGGTGAGCTGCACAGTCCAGGACGTCACCACACACCTGCGGCCTGAGTTGATCGGCCAGGTGAATCTGTCACCGGAATTTTGCATGGTTGCGAGTGGCCCGTGTTGACAGCGGCTGCTCAGGCGCCTAAGTATGTAGTTATCAATAAAGCTGGTAGGGTAAGATGACCTTCGAAACATATGCACGTCTAAGTTGAGAAGCCCAGCATCGCAGCCCACGTCCCACCTCGTCACGTCTGAACTGTAGGCTCCGTTGTTGACTCGCCAGCGTTTTCGGTAGGCTGCGCGGAACTCCTGAGGGTTCATTCGGCGGTAGAATATAAACCGATCCGGGAAGGCGGAGAGTACCTCCTCCTCAAAGAAGAGCGCATATGCGGCATCTTCCACGGTCTGTTTGATGTCGTACTCGTGGATCAGTTGCCCGGGTATAGCCTCAAGTTTATGTCTTTTCTCATCTTTCTTTATTACCTGGTTCTTTAATGTGATTCTTATGTCGCTGCCGGTTCGGTCTGGTTCGTGTGATTTGAGCTTTCGCATTACGTCACTTTCCGTTCGTTTGGAAGTGTACTCCAACCAGGCTCGGTCGACGTACCCAGCGTGTTTTTCTGGAGTCCATTTTGGGGGGTGAGGCACAAGGCGGTCATACTCATCACAGAGCTCCGTACGCGGCACTCTCCGCATATGCGCGAAGTTTTGGGCTTGTGTAGCGGTCTTAAGTCTAGCCTGTACAGACAAGAGGTACGTTGGCGTGTCTCCCCTCTTGTGCACATGCGGATCCACCCAAGAGCACTCTTTGAACTGATCAGTTTGGCAGCCCCGTACTCCCACTTCTCTGAATTCCTTCGCCTTGTCGTGGGTTTCTACAAGATGCGTATCATGATAAGGGTCAGCAGTAAGCGCATACTCGTTTACGGCTCCGGCGACCACGGCGTCTTGTGAGGGTCCGGATTCGGGGCAGATTGGAAGGATAAGTTGGGCATTTAAGGGATGAACCGATGCTCCGATTTGGGCGAACCACGGGAGGGAGGGCATGCACGTTGCGAGATGTTGGTAAAAGGCAGCCTTGGTTAACCAGTTTGGGGCACGTAGGGAGGCACTGCCGCCCAAGCGCATTGAGTACACCAGAGCGTTGACAAGGTCACTACCAGTTGGGGGCGTCCTCACTGGATTCGAAGGGTTGGCCGCGTCTAGGCGTAAGTAGACCCCGGTTTGGCTTCTCGTGAGGGCTACATAGCCGGTCCGGTCAAGGATAGCGCCTTCCAGGCCCGTTGCGTCAATCTCGACATCTTGACGAAAATCTTTCCCCTGGACACTGTCGTAGGTGTAGGAATCCCGTCCAGCCGAGGCCAAAACTCCAGCGTACCGGGGCGAGGCAGTGAGTGTTGGTATCCCCACTTTTGGGCCTACGCTGTGGGTTATGTGGCCGTACGTCTTGTTTGTCGTGTACACGCCGAGAGAATCAGCCAGGAGGCCAAACAACCTGTGCGTGCGGGTGGCATAGGTGGTGGCTTCTTTTGCTAGGGTAGATATTATGGACTCGTCGTGCTCGCTTTGGCCACCACGCACAGGGAACTTGGCTAGGCCTTGTGCAGGATCCCCGTTGACAATGAGTTCTGTCATGAGGGGGTTTGCCAGTACTACCAGGTCAACCAGGCCAGCCCAAACACAGCCCGCATCGTCAAACACAATGGGGCCGCATGATGGTTCAGTGACAATGGAGGCAAGAGTGGGGAAGTTGTAGCCACGGAAGTGTTCGAAGTCGAGCTTTGCTTTAGCTTCAGCTCTCAACTCTTCCGTGTGGCTTACCACACGTGCGTTGGCCCGCTCTGATGGGTCTAGTGCTTTGAGGTGCTGGACGGTTTGTACGGTTTTGCCACAGCCTGACACCCCCAGATAGAGTGTGCAGGGCACCGAAACAGTTTTGCCGCTAGATCTGAACGAGTCAACGATGGCATCAAGTGCTTGTGTGATTTGCGTGTTGCCGAAGGGGCCTAGTACGGATGGGTTTGCTCTCAGGTCAGAGACAAAACGCGATGCCCTGCCAATGTCCGCAACGAAGGTCAGTTTTTGTGGCTTGAGCGCCACATCCGGGACGCGTAGGTCCCCAAAGGGTTTCAGTTGTTGAGCTAGTTCATTGTACAAGGTGACGAAACCTGGGACCTCTGGTTTTCGGTTTTGAGTTGTTCGGTTGCGGTGTGTCTCTCTGCTGGTGGCCCCGATTTTGGCGATGGGCGGTGGTAACACATGCCCGACAGCTGTCTTGAACCTGAGGCGACCGAGACTGGACCGGAAGGTCTGCCACATTTGTTTGGAAGTCCGGCCAGCAATGGGTTGTTGTGTAGTCGGTGGTCCGTAGCTGAACAGAGGGTCCAGTGGTTGAGGAAGTTGGGTCATGTCAAATGAGAATCCGTCTTGTTGGCCTTGTTGGATCGCACTCGCACTGAATGATGCCAGTATGGCATCCAGAACCTGGGCTCTTGTGGTGGGTGCGGAGTGAGTCCCAAGGACGCCCATAAGAAATGGGGTGGGGCGTGGGACTGAATCCACTGCTGAATTGTTAAAAGCATTCTGTATTGTGGTGAACCAAGTCGGTGACAGGCTAGTACAAGTCCTCACAATACGGGCGAGTGCAGTTACCTCTAAATTCGGCGTGCCTAAATTGGCGAGTTCGATATGGAGATAACCGTTTAGGAGGGACTTGGACAAAGTTAAATGCAGCGTTGGCCAGCCGGCGCCAGCTTGTGACACCTGGGACACAAGTCCGCCGATTGTGGTGCCTATCAGCGAAGCGGCCGAGAACACCTGGATGTCGGAGAGTGTTACGCTACCATCGGCAGGGTTGGACTGCAGAGGCTTGCGGTCCATCCTAGCTAGGAACCATGAGTACCACATGTGGGCGGTGCCTCCCACGCTGGAGACCGCTTGCCAAAAGCAGTCCAAACCTGGTGCAATTGGTGGAAATTGGTTGGGGCTCTGCTTGTAACCGTCCTCGACGGCCTTCAAAAACTCTGGGAAGGTCATCCCTGTGGGGTCAACGGCCAGGGCCACAGTTGGGTTGGCGGTGGGGATGTTGGCTGTGCGCACGACGACAGTTGGGAGGGGAACATCCACATGGCGTGTTCTGAGAACGTTGTCAGCTCGCACTGGCATTCCAGGCAGTTGCGGCACGCGAGGACAGTGCCCTAAATTCCGCTGATAAAGATGAAAACTCCTGTGGTACCAGTTAAGAAACTTGAGAGAGATTCTTAAGGGGTGGTGTATTACCCGGTGTAGCTGTTGTGCGAGAAAGCGGGAGCATAGGGCGAGGTTCTCACTCCACCTTAGGAGAAGGTAGTCGGCTAGCATCCATAGGCATTTCTGAAGTCTGTTGGCACTCGTTGGCCGGTCAATGGAAGGTGTCCTCACTGCGTTTTGAAAGCAAGTTGACAGTGTGGACCGCCAGGTTTCAGTGTAGGTGGGGGCCGAGGCAGAGAAAGTTGGTAGTGGATCTTCACGCAGCGTGGCTAGTAGGTTTTCCAGGATCACCAGGAGAAAGAAGAGCAAGAACACGACGGCGGTGGTCGGGTTCTGGAACGCAAACCAGGGCAGAAACCATGGGTTCCACCAGCTCGTGAACACCTGGTCTAGGAGCACTGGAAAGATGGAGCTCAGGCCGACTGACCAGACGTAGAGTTGCCAGAGGTAACCGCGGCCAGGGAGACAGTTGAGAAAACGATGGCCGGGACCCCCGGTGAATTCAGTGATCAGTATTTCAAAGGCATGTCCAAACCATCCGGGAAGCCACAGTTGTCTCCAGAAGTGTCCACTAAGTCTACTGAAGACCTTAGTGATGTGGCCAGGCAGAATGGCGGTGACACATACAATAGCCAAAGTCAGTAGAAGACGAAGCGGTTTCAAGTCAGCCCACACCCAGACGGTTTGGATCCAGTGCCAGATGGGGACTCGCCAAATAGCTTCACTCAAGACCTCCCCTATGATGACTTTCGGTATTAAAAAAACAAACACGCTGCTGGTGAAGGCACTGAGCCGGTGTAGCCATGTTGGGTTGTTGGGTATACTCTGCTTCGGGTATGCCCATTCCACGGAGGGAGTCCATCCCCCGCCAGGCGTCGGGTGCAGGGTTCTGGTTCTCTTAGTTTCTTCCAGGTAGTCGTATATGTCGGGCAGACTTTTGAACATTTGCCACTGGAAGGAGGTAAAGTACAGGAAATTCCAGAACAGGCGGTTCAGGTGCCATGTTAGGGTCTTTTGGTAGTACCTTTGTTGGGCTATGTGCCGGGCTATCCATCTTTCCCTTGATGTTGTCTTGGGATTGGTGGCGTTGGCAATCTGCACCACCTTAGCGGCGAGGTTTCGCGGACTTAGATCCGTGGTGTGATCCACGAAACTTAAGATGGAGGTGATCATTGAGGCCGGCAGGTATTCAGGGCTAAGAGTTCCAGTGATGACGGGCGGCAATTGGACATAAGAACCGGTCGAGAACGTCCGCGTGTGTTGGTCGGTGCCCTGCCCACAGTATATATGCCAGACGCAGTGTCCTAACTTGTACTCGAGCAGGGTCACATGATAGACGCGGCCGTTGGATCCGCAGACGCTGGAAGTTCTGAGCCAGGAACGGGTCACACTCTGTGAAGTGAAGTAAGATTCGCTGGGTGAGTCTGTGAAGATGAAGTTGAATCCACCCAGGTCGTATTCAATTCTGTGGGAGGCTGGTTCGAAAGAACTCGCCTTGTCCACGACTTCAATCGGGTTCACTCCCGTAACGAAGATTTGTGCCTCTGGGTTTTCCGTTACGAGTTTCTCCACAAGTTCATGCGGGGTAACTTCGCTAGCGACATCATGCATGAGATAAGTGTCGTGGTCTCTTAGATGTGCGTGGGCTATGGCTGTTCCTGGGTACCTCGAGACGTCTTTCGCTTCGAAGACGGGGTTTTGGTGGGATGCGGCAGGGGGAAGGAGCTTTAGTTTTTCAGTCTTGACTGAGATAACTCCGTAGGAGTGGGGTGCCAAAACCCTGCGAAGACGCCGCAATTGCCCTTCTTCGATCGCCTTATGGAGACCGTGAGGTACGCGAGGCGCATCTGGTTGTGGCTGTTCCATGCCCAGGCCGGGCAGAAGGTGAAGTTGACTGGCGGGTATTTCGTAAGGTGTGGTTTCTTGGGCACGGGCTCGACCAGCGAAATAATCTGGGAGGTGTCTGTTATTGATTGCAAACCGCTGTGGGCTGTCCGAAAAGAAGCCGGCAGAAAGAGTGGCTCCAATTCTGGCGTCTTGGGCGCCCAGCCACTGGACTAACTCATCATGGCTGGCGAGACCGACCTGACTGCGAAGGCTGCGGAACCACCTTCGGACAACCTGGCATCTCATGGAATGCCTACAAGTGATATTCTCGGAGTGGGTACAACGGGGAAGCTTCTTCTGCTTTGGTCGGCGAGTCACATTTATTGGTACATGATGACCTTCGACAACTGTAGCACACGATTTCTTATCGGGGAGTGATGCTAGAGTGTCTGGGTCCAAATTCAGAAGTTCGGTGATCTTTAAGTAGAATCGGAGGAAAAGTGGCAAGCGCTTTCTCTCGGATCGGTACCTCGCATAGGCGTCCCGGTGGGCCTGGAGCCTCTCTTGGCCAGAGTAGGCTCCCCCGACACCTTGGGGGCCTTTGCTAGGATTACTTGGGGCACCGCGCGGCATCTCGCCGTGGTGTGCTCCGTGGG